TAAGTGCATATTATCCATAATTGGATAAAGTGGTGTAGATAGACGGGCAAATGCCGTCATCTTTAGATTGAATGTGTCGCCTGGTAGAACTTCGTCTACATATACAGGGACGAGATAGCCCGCATCGAAGGTAGTTTTATGTGTACTTTGACAATCAAATTTAGAGCGGGGTATTTCCGCTTTTGGAATCATTGTAAATTGATGTATATCTACTGAACGATTGCGATGCATATATTTCCTTTGTTATTCCGCCAGGGGGATAAACCCCCCCTTTGGCGGTTTAGTTTTGTATTTTTACTTGTTTACCCAGTGTTAATAATTTTGGTTTTTCATGTAGCTCAAAGCTACCTGTATTGTCATCGAATTCTCCAAATTCATATAAATCAAAATCATCTGGGTGGTTATATAGCTGGTTTTCAGCATCAGCGCGATTTACTTCATCGCTAAATGATCTGATGGCTACGCCTATTGAAGGTACAAACATTGGTCGAGCGAATGCGTCTGCTGCTCGGTCTTTTACTGAACATAGTACTAGTTTCATGAGGTTTTCCTAAGTGAGGGTCCGTTTTAATTGTTGAAGTTTTGCCTGCATTACTGTTTCTTTTACGAGTAGTCTTTCAGGGGTATTGTCTTCGCTATTTAGTTTACCGTTAATTTCCCTGTTGTAAAGTAGTTCCTCGTGTTCGTAAGGGTTTTCCTTATAGTGTAATTTGTCATAATATTTTGGAGGTTTCATTTTTTTACCTCTAACGATGACGTAATCATGTGGATATACGTCTGTTTTGTATTTTTTATACCATTCTGCTCCAATGCCGCCAGGGTCGCCTTTTTTGCCAGATAGTGGTCTTAAGCTCATTTTGTTGTATTCAGGTTTTAATTTTACTAATTCGCCAGTTTGTAAGTCGCAATAATGGTAGTGATTTGGGTCTATGTTGCCTGTTTGTTTGCTGACAATGTATCGTGCAGCATATGCTGCTGACTCGAAGTTAACATCTCCAATGGAGGAATAACCAAGTGTCCAGATAGTTTCAAGCTCTTCGGATCTATAAAGCATAGAACCAGCGGGAGTCCTTTTCCATAGTTTTTTATCATGAAAGTCGTATCCAAAGATACAGGCGTGGAAGTGAGGTCTGCCGAAAGATTCGCCATACTCTCCAACCATGTAATAGCGGATTCTAATGTGTCCGAGTTTTTTTCGAAGTCGTTTAATGAATAGTTGAAAGTCTTTGTGATGTAATGAGCCATCGCTTGGGAGATGTGTATTGTCATATGTTAGTGTGAGAAAACAGTTATGTTCATGGAGTTGGGCTTCATGCATACAACGCATAGCCCATTGTCGTGATTTTTCAAGCCTGCAGCCAATACATTGTCCGCAAGGGAGCATGATTTTATTAAAATCAGGGTGTGGCTTAAATGAAATTTCATTACATTGCTTTCGTGCAGCGTAATACGGCATTATGTATGCCGTTAAAGGTTTTACACAAGGCATGTGAGGTGCCTGAAGGTTTTATTAGAACCTCCAGCCTCCACGCTGGGGGGCTGATCGCATATTAGGCGATTTTGTTTTTTTACTGTTCGATCTAAACGATCGAGCAGATTTCTTTTTGTTTACTGTTGATCTACGCATATACATAATTTTCTCCGTTTTTTTTTGTTGGGTGTCACCTAGCACAGTTACATCTAGTAAGGTAACTGTGCTTGCGGTCTATTCGACCGCTTTTTCCTGAGGAACTTCAACGACTTGCGGCAGTTCTTCAGTTTTATTTACGAGTCCAAGTGTAATGGCCTCGTTTTTATTTTCTTCTTTATCAAGAAAATCTATAAGTTGGGCAGGATCGTTGTTAAACCTTGCCCGAGTTTGCGCTGGTAAGCGCATGAATTCGTCCTCTGCAGCGATTACTTGATTAAGGGCTGAGTGGTAGTCCACAATGCCCGTAAAATCGCCATAGCGAGGCGATAGAGTTGATTCCGGTAAGAGACCGGTTACATTGAATTGGCGAAGTATATTATTTATGTCGCATTCATCTTTAAAATGCTGCTGAGCCAGAGTTGCATCCTCACAATGCAACCCTGACTCATTTGACGCAGCATCTGGATCATAGTTGTATGGGGTACGTAAAAATGGTGATTTTTTCATATTTTCCTATCGGTTGAATTTAATGCCAAAAGCTGAAGCAGCTTTGGCGCCTAAACGTTTAAAATCGCGATACCACCATGGATCGGCGGATGGGGCGATACCAGCCCTTTGATTATATTCTTGAGCAGAATTAAGTTTAACCATAGATTGGTTAAAAGCTATTTGAGACAATAGCCTTTTATTTTCTGTTTTTATATTAGGGTTGGTATCATATTTGTTAATAGTGTCTGCAAAGATATTGTCAGATTCACTATTTGTTTTTTGTATTTGGGCTTCAATAAGTCGATTAGATAAGACATTATTCATAGCCATAGCACTTGTAGCTGCAGAATTTGCAGCATTACCGAGTGCATTTTCTATTTTTGGTGGTGCAGATGCAGTAGCCTGGGCACCACTTGTAGGTTTTGCTCCGCCTTGTGAATAAGCGAGCATTGGATTTAAACCAGCTGCTTTAAGATCTTCAACTGCAGTCTGGTATTGTGTTTTACGTTGTTCTGTTTGATATTGACGATTTTTGTCGGCTTCGGCAGCATTATAAGAATTGCTTTGTTGCATTAACGCTTGATTAGCGTTATTAGCTGAATTTTGTCCTAAGTAAGAGCCTACGGCTCCTATTCCAGCAGAAGCTATTGAGCCCCAAGGGACTCCAGTTGTAGCAATACCAGCTGCATTGGTAGCTGGTAATGCGAGATCGCCTATAAGATCTCCGACTCCGTCAAATAAGCCCATTAGAAATGGTCTATTAAGCCAGGTACAGAGTACATTGGCAGTGGTCTTGCTTTCTTAACGTCAAAGAAAGAATCAAAGATGAATTGTTGTCCATTAGCTGCTGCGCCTACGGCTAAAGTTCTTGCTAATGGTGGTGTATCTTGAATAAAAGTTGTATTCAAGGTTGGAACGGATGTAAATTTTTGGGCAAGATGCCAAGCATCAATTGTGCCTGATGCAGTTGATCTAAATAAGCTACTAATCCTAGATGGATAATAGCGATATTCTGCCCACCGTTCTTGGTAACCGAACACGCCTGTATCGGTTGTGTCTCCAGTTACGTAAATTTCCTGATTTAATACTGCTTGTTCGCCTAATGTAGCGAAAGCTGGGAAATAAAAGTCGTAACGAGTGGATCTGCTCCACATTTTTTGGAGACCTTGTTGATATGTAAGGTCTGCTCTAACGGCTACTATCCCCAGGATAACGCCATGTTCAACGAATGATTGAGTGAAGCCATGATTATGAGCGAGCCCAGTACCCATAGAAGCAAGTGTACCCAAGGGTGTTGTTGTACCACTTGCATTAGTGCCCGAAGTTTGGGCGATTGGGTTGATGTTGATATTAGTAGAACCACCGCCCAAATACTCAGGGCGCTGTAAACGAGCATCAGGGCTAATAACGCCAAAGTGACTGCGAATAATCTCAGTATATCGAGTGCCTCCACGAGCGTCCCTCTCTAGTAATTTTTGTATTTGAAATGATTGGCGCAACTGATTAATAGTTGCTGCAGTAGCAGCACTTAAATCTGCATATAAGCCGCTTTCTGTTCCGAATGTTGCGGGTACGTTTGATAAACCTCCACCGTAAGTTACATTACCTGTAGAAGCTAATGTTGCGGAAAAGTTAGATGCTCCGCCAACATAATTTAATTTAATATTATTGTTGTTTGTTAATACTGGAGCCGAAGTTCCAAGTGGCAACGTTACTGAGTTGCCTTTTTGTGGCCATGGTAAAGCTGATGTGAAATAATCTTTACGTTTGCCACGTCTCAATAAAGTGTAATTTGTTACTGTATCAGGGCCATCGCCCTTATCTACTACTACTGAGTTTTGTAAGTTCTCATCTCTAAACCATTCGTTATAGATGAGGTTGTAAGCACGTGTCCAGAAGGCACAGTGACTTACAGTTTTTGTTGCAGTGACTTGTCCTACTGTTGGTAGTCCCATATAGTCTTGCAACGTGCCAATGGCATAGCCATTGGCTGGTGACACCTGCTGAGGTACAACATATGAGATTGAATCGCCAGGATTCGTTTGTTGTCCCATAAATTTTTGCCAATTGTCCCAAATAAGCCTATTTGGTACAAAGAAGAAAAATGATTCTAAGTGCATATTATCCATAATTGGATAAAGTGGTGTAGATAGACGGGCAAATGCCGTCATCTTTAGATTGAATGTGTCGCCTGGTAGAACTTCGTCTAC